TCCTTTTGTTTTATAGATATATGGAAGGTTATTGAATATTCTTCTCCAAACTTCCTTTGTTCTTTCTTCATATGTTTTAGCAAGATACTTGTTTGTTGTTGTTTTACCAGTCCATATCGGTTCTGTACTACCACTTATCCCAAGTGCATACTCCCAAAGATCTTTTGTCTGTGTGCCATGAGATAAAGTCCAACCAAAGTTTCTAGTTGCATCATAAATCAAATCTTGTGAGAGACCGGATTTTGGATGTTCTTCACGTAAATTCTTTTTTAGAATATGATCTGTGTATAGGTAAATTACATCAAAATGTTGACCTAACATATTGACAAATGTTACTGCCTGTTCGTTATCATTATCTTCTCGAATATGGTCAGGTAAAGATTTTGCCAAAGCATAATAATTTGATGCATCATATTCATCTGCGAGTGTAAGTAAACCATCAACCCATTCTTCAACAAAACTAGACGTGTATGAATAAAACTTATACTTACCTTCTTTAGTTGATATATCATATATGCTTGCAGAAGAGTTCAATTCATATTTTGGGTATGGTAAAATTGATGAACTTATCTGATATGTGTAACTAAAGCTTCCCGTCGATTCATAATACAGATACTTTTCAAACCCATCAAATCCAGAGATTACTCTATCTTTCAATTGTTTCAATCTCAAGATATTGGTTTGAACAGAACCTGTTACTGTATTTATTCGATTTATTTCCCCACTATAAAATTCAATAAGTTCCATTTTATAGGCAAAATTTTCTACTCTATCTCTTGCGTTTGAATAATAGATGAAATTTTTAAATTCACCGTAGTCTATGTTTAGTTCTACTGGTGCACCAGATGAAGAAATATATCTGTTCAGTATTTGTTCGGATGTTTGTACATTTTCAGAAAGTATCTCTGTCCAAGATTTGTATTCAGTATCTGAATTTACCCAATAGTCATAATCGACTTCAAAATTAGGACCTTGTAGATAACTTGGTTCTGTTGGTATTTGTTCTGGTATTACAATCATTGTATCAATGTAAGGCTTCATCAACCTAACACCAACCCAACAGGTAAAGAATAAATCTAAATCAATAGGAAGTGGATCATATAATTTGACGTAAAATGATGTTGGATCGCCATCCGATGTTACATTTGATACATCTATAATTTTATTGTCACCGAAGTTCAAAATTATATTCGGTACAAATGATTTTGGTTTTACTGTTTCAATTACAAATCGTGCTAATTGAAGTCTTCCTGATTTTGAATTAGGATCCGAAAGAGAAACTTTCAACTCTGTTCTGTCCGTAGAAATATCGGATATGAAAAGTTTATCCTTCGATGTGTAAGAACCTATAAAGTTTCTAATAAAGTTATAGACAACTTTATACTCACTTGGAGGGACTCCTAAATTTTCTAAGTCTTTATGAACTTGTAATTTTACAGTAGGATATTCTTGTCCAGGTATTACTTGAAAAGTATCAATATTATATGCAGACTTTACATAGAATAGATTTTTTAGAAAGGCGTGAAATTCAACATTGAATGGTTTTTCATCAGTAATTGGATCAACAAATGTTGGATCAAATTCTGGAACGACTAATCTTTTTTCTATCAAAGAAAGGTCACTTACTGAAATTGTATCTCCCCTTTTTGGCAGATTATCTTCTGTTATTTCATCAATATTTTTGTATTCAAAGTTTGCCATATATTTTCATTAATATTTCGTCGGTAATTCTGATAGAATATTTAAAATTTCTAAAAATTGATCATTTGTTGTTTTTTTCAGAGCTGCCTCTATATTTTCAGTATTACCATTTTCCCAAGTAACACCCAATATACCGTAAATCTCTCTAATTTTCTCCTCATTTGAACCTCTACCTCGAATACAATCGTTTCTCCATTTGTCAAGTAAGTCACCTGTACATGGGTCTTGACCTGGGGCTTGATCATAAATAAAAGTTCTAACTGAGCTGAACCCATTTGTCTTTGTTTCGAGTGTATTTATGTCCTTTAGTATAGATTTTGCGGTTTCTAATGTTTTTATGTTTTCAGCCGTCAACAAAGATCTATACTGTTTTTTGTAAAGGTTATGTCTCTGCTTTTAATAAAGTAAGTACACGTAATAATGTATCATCATTTGATGTATTGATGTATAGTATTTTTTCCCAAGCAGATTGAATATTTTTGATTGTATTTTTACGTTCAATTTCTTCTGGGGAATCACCTGGTTCGGGTTCTGGTTCTGCCGGTTTCAATGCATCTGCTATACCACCAACCGCTTTTTCAAAAGCAGCAAGTTGTTTAGCCGCAGCTTCTTCTGATTTCTTGGCTTGGGTTTCGAGTTGAGTCGCCAGAGCATCAAATGCATCGGCAGTATTTGTTAGTTGTTCTGATACATTCCCTTCTAATTCCGAAAGAGTAGAATTTATAGTTTCATTGAGAGAAACTATAGTTTCGTTCAAAAATTCCTTATTTCTTTCTGCCAATTCAGCCTGAGAAGACACTTCGATTATAACTTCTCTCAAGTTTGCAATATCTCGGTTTTTCTCGAATACCATTTTCTCAAATCCGTCTGCTCTTTCTTTTTCAGATTCTAATTTTACTTCCAATGCCAATTTACTATTGGAGTCTTCAACGATTAGTTTTTTCAAATTCTCTATGAGTTTTTGTTCGTCCACATCTGTTCCATCTGCCCCACCGGTTCCTTCAGATGACAAATCATCTGTATTTTGAAACACTTCATTTGCAATTCGTAATACATTTTTTTCTGCCTGCACTGCCTCATCTAACTCTGTAAATTCATTAGGAATAACATATCGAAGAGATTCTACTGAGAATCTCTCATCTAATAAATCTACACGAACAGATCCTTCATTTTTCAAATAGTTATCAAATGTTATGATTTTTCCAAAATCGTCACGAGTTACATCCACTTCCGTATTTATATCTGGTTTTGTTTGTTTTGTCAAGTCATCCAAAATAGTTTTCAAATTTTCGGATGGTAGAACTCCATTGGGACTACCGGTCAACATCTTTCTAACAACAAAATTGAAAAATGGGTCAACTGGTTGAAGACTGATACCGTCTAATAAATTTTTTGCAACTACAAAATTACCATCTTTGACAAGAGCTTGTATTTTTCGTTGTTCAGCTATGTATTTTTTTACATAATCATAATCAGTCGAACTTTTGAATTCCTTGAATCTTTGTAAAAGTTCCACCTTTTCCGGTGATTTTCTGGTACGTGATTGTATATCTGATGTTATAACAAGTCGTATATTATTTTCTTTGAAAAAACTTTCAAATTCTTCCATACTACTAAATGATAAGTCTGAAAACTCTGATGTTAGAGACTCCGCTTGTGTAGGTTCAACATTTTTTTCAAAAAGAAATTGTTCTATACGAATCATCTTGAAACCTTGAAATAATATTGATTATCAAATATTTGAGATATGTCACCACCGTCTGTTTCTGATTTAATCAACACCCTATAAAATCTTTCTGGTTGAAATGAATTCATCCAAAGTTTGAAGTAATTCCCTTCACTATCACAACTAATCTTTGAACCTGTCTTATCAAATGGAATTATTATTTCATCTGTATGCGCATCTCTAATTTCATAATAAGAAGATGTTGGTAGAAAATAATTTTGAGTATAGTATGATTGTGTTGTGTATGTTTTTTGAGGATATTTACTATTTACATAGATTCTTATTTTTGCCTTTTCTGTTTCAGAATATGATTTTTTTAGATTTACATTTATTAGTGTATCATCTAAAGAAATTTGTGAAAGACTTCCAGTTTGAAAAGATGAGTCATCCCAAACAACAAAAAGTTTTGGAACATAGATTGTATTACTATCTACTGAAAAGAATTTTAGACTTGGCAATGATTCTGTTGAAGACTCCAATTGATTTGAGAATTTCAAAATAAATCCATCATTTTCAAATCTACCCGAACCTGTTATCCATTTTTTTACAATGTTTGTAACATCCATATAAATATCGGATGATTCGTATGAAAATGATTGTGATGATTCTAACTCGGGGAATGTCCACCACGTTCCACCCCCGACATTTGAAAAATAAGAACCAGTTACACTGGCAAATAATGCACCAAAAATTAAGTTAGCATCTACCCATGAGTCGGATACTTCATCCCATTCATAGTTTATACCACCAGTTACTGCCGTTACACCCCATAATGTTCCAACTGATTTAGACGAACGATATTTCCAAGAGACACCATCTGTTGTTGCTGGTGTATTCGAATATTTACCAGTACCGTTTGTCCATGACCCACTCAAAGGGTATGCATATATCGTATATTCTTGTGGTATCTCTTTTACATCCGCAGTTCTAAGTTGTAAGTAGTATTTCGCATTAGACGATATTTTTCCAGAATTTACATCAGACTCTACACCAGATACATCGAACTTCATCAAAATTCTACTATTATATTTTGATGAACTACCTACCACTTCATGAGATAATTCTAAAATCTGGTCTGTACCAGTATTTAGGGATTCTGTTTTTTCATAGATTGTAGAATCAAATTTTGGATAAATGGTGTATATCATCCGAATGCCCTCACTCTACCGATAATATCGTTATCAGGATATTTGATTTCAAAAATTGATGGGTCAAGGGATGGAAATATAATACCATCTCTTGTTGCAAGATCTATATTGTATGCGTGTTCTGAGTAACCAAGTGTTGTGTCATAGAAATTAACTATCCTTACATTAGTAACCGTTTGTACTCCATTTACTTTATCAAGTTCGGTATAGATATTACTTATGATTATTGGTTGATTTATTTGCCACTTCTTTATATCGAAATATCTCTTCAACTTATCTATACATCTCAATATTACCTGATTTCCATTTTGATCTGGTAGTGTGATAATATCAAATTCTATACCAATGTTTATTATGTATGCATCTTTTATATTGATTGCATCTGTGAGAACACGGTGGTGATTTAGATACGTCTTTAGATTTTCTTTGGTTGCCTCGTTTATAGATGTTAGTTTATTACTACCATCATATCCAAGAACGTAAAAATTTAGTGCCAAATCATTAGCAACTCTATCACTATTGTATATTGATTCTTCGGTTAATTGAGTATCTTTTGTAATGTACGCCTTTGCAATTGAACCGTATTTCTGTGGAAGACTGTATGCACGAATGATATAATCTTCTTTTGTTACAGCACGGTTTTGTGATGCAAATGAGGCAAGTGCATTTTGACGAATTTCATCTATTGTTTCACCGTCTTTACCACCAGTCGCAGGTTCAGGATTTGTACAAGCTAAACTACCGATAACCTGTTGATATAAAGTTGAATCGAGTGAAGACTCATCGAGTAAAACTGTTCTCTGAACTATACGAGTTAATTTATCAGATTCAACATTATCTTTTATCCCACCACCTTGTGTGTAAGAAAAAGTCAATGTTGTGTTATTTGGTGCAATTCCATAGGTCTTTGTGTAAAGAAAGTTTGATGGATCTATATTCTGTGATGTTGAAGATTCTATTCCCGTTAGAGAAGAGCCTATCAAATCTGGGTTTGGTATTATTTCTTCATCATCAAAATCAGAAACTCCAGCTCCAAAACTAATTTCGTAAGAACTTGTAAAATTTGCACCAAATGCTCTCGATGAAAATCGTCTAGATACTTTTTTCATTTTCATCAAATACGGAGTTTCTCCCCTATATTTGGATAAAAATTTATCATTTCTAGGAATATTAGGAGTTGGATCAAAAACAGTATCTTGTGCTAAATACGGTACATGATACCATTCATTCCCATCCGAATCAACCGCTTTTAGAATTTCTATTATACTTGAATCCTGTATTATTACCTTGTCATATGGTTTCGGCGAACCAAACTCAAAAGAGGCCGTTTTCAAAACACCAGAAACAGAATTTACTGATTTCTTCAGTAAATAAAATTCAGGTTCATTTGTTAGGTCATCGACTTCAAATACTGTAACTTCTGTTGGATCAAATGAACTACTAAATCTAAAATCTAAATAATCTATTGTTCTGAACTGTATGGCAGAGTTATTTTCTGATTCCACTCTCATACCGGGTTCTATTGCAAATGCGTAATTCCAATCGGGTGAATTGTTTACACCCGAACCAATCGCCGGTACTATTTGAAACACATCTAATTTTACATTTGCAGCAATTGATGTTTTTGGTGAATAACCAAATGATTGAGCTAGATTCAATATGTTCTGTGTTTCAGAAGCTTGCAATATCATTGATTCCTGAAGTGCAACGTCTGTATAATATGATAGAACATCACCGACGTAGGCAGACATTTCTAAAAACATCATACCAGGTGAAGACTCATTGAAATCTTGATAGGTATTTGGGAAGTAATTTTTTGCAAAATCTATCAAGTTTTGACGTAAAGATCCAAAGTCTCTCGAAAGATACCTAATATCTTTTTTTACTAAATCTGCCATTAGTTTTGTGCCTCTTCAGTTATACGAATAGTTGCCATTTCTGATATAAATATCCGTATCGGTAAATATATGTTGGTTCCTTTGATACTGACTCTCAGAAATATACCAACAACATGATTTGGATCTACAACTCTACCATCTTCTGACATATTCAATGTTACAGTTAGTTGAGTTATAAACAGATAAGGTAACCATCTTCCTATTGCAGATTCAATTTCTCCCTTTAGAGAATTTTTGAATTGACTTTCATCTGATATATTTTCAAATAAAACTCTTCTAATATCTGTTCCAAATTCAGGTTGGAAATATCTTTCCCCCTTTGCGGTAAGTAATAGATTTTTCAAGTTACTTAGAACTTGGTCTCTGTTTGTTACCGTTTTGAAAAATATGCCACTCGGATTGTTGAATGGTAGAGAAACACCAATTGGTTTTGTTGTAACTGGGGTTATAAAATCTGCTTGATTTCCAGCTAACGTTACAGGATCAATTATTACGGTTTTTCTTCTAAACACAGATTATCTCCCAGATTTTTCGTTCATTTTTGCAACCAATGCAGAATAATCACGAGTAAGTGCCTTCTCTACTTCTGGTGTTATTTCAGAAGATGAGTATCCCTGTGGAACCATATTATCTATGTTTGGGGTAGATACCATACTTGAGTTGAATCTCATAGTTGGGTATTCCTCTTCGTCATACATTGATGACTCCATAGACATTCTAGTTTCATTCAATAATTCTTG